AGTCTGACTCTATACCATTCGCAAGTATCGCAATCTGTCCACTGACACCGCCTTTGTTAGAACCATATAAACCGCGAGTGCCTTCAGTCACTGAGTATTTTTCCATGAATTCTTTTTGAGAATCAAAGATACCCATAGAGACATTTAACATGTCTGCAAGCTGCTTAAAGTCTTCCATACTGGACAGACCATTTTCAAACTGAGTGCCAGGCTTACCAATGACCATCTGCACTGCACCCTTGGCATCCTCAAGTTTATCCTTGATTTGACCAACGGTAGGTGTAGTGAAGTCGAATGGTATTTGTGGTGACTCAGGCTGCGTTAATGCTCCTGAACCTGGTGCTGCAGATAGGTTTACTTCTGCTGCACTTTCTTCTCGTTGTAGAGGGCTACCAGAGCGTCCGTCTGGGTTTCCATTTGGGCTTTGGTCAGAGATTCCTGGGCCTTGTCGAACTTGTCCTGGTCCTGGTTCTCCGCTGCTCCGAATCCTGGCTGCTGCGTTGTCGATGTCTTGCTCATTGTATCCTTCCTCTAATAAAAGGCGTTTTGTACTACTAGCGTAATCTTGCCTAGTAGACTTTAAAGTAACGCCTAATTTCTTGTATAAATCCTGTTCAGGATACCATATTAGAGCCTGGAATGATGCCGGGGGAATGTCTATCCCAGTCTGAACTTTAAATTTTTCTACGGCTCTGTTTACAATATCCCTAAGATTCTTTCTTTCTCCTCCACTGCTAGGAACATCGCGAGTTCCTTTTAAGGATATTACGATCTGTTCAGCTGCGTTAGTAGCCTCTGACTTTTTCCGCTCCTTAGAGTCATATTTCGCACGGTTAACTTTGTAGTCTTTTTCGTGTTTCTTTTTTATTTCAGTAGCTTCACTGATTAGGGCCTCTCTAGAGATACGCTTCCGTCCAATAGCTTTTTTTAGGCGTTCTAACTGACCTTGGAACTTCTTCTCGTCAAAAGCTAAGACACGGCCTTGAAGTCTACCCACAGTTCGCATGAACCACATGTCGATAGTTACCGGGGAAAAGTCTCCACGTAAATTAGTATAGAAACCGTTGCCAATTTTTGGACCAAATACCTGGGAACCATAAACTTCAGTTTCCATGTTTTCGCCTGAAATTTGCTTACTCTTTTTATCCAAGTGGTTTTGTAAGATGGGCTCCAACTCTTTTACAGTAAACTTAGTCTGCAAGAAGTCAGTTAATGCATCCATAGAACCAAGCTTTTCAAGCAGTAGATTTGCTTTTTCAAGATTCTTCTTGATAGCAGGACCTTTGCTGCCATATTTCTTCTCCAGGAACTTGCCATTTTTCTTATAAAACGAGTAGACCTCTTCGCCATACTTCAAGTTATCGGGAACAGCCAGGTTCTGAGAAGTGATTGCGATAGACACAAGAAGTGCTGTCTTAGCATTAGGGTCAGTATTTAACTCAGGATGCTTTATAGACATCATTTCAGTCATCTTAGCAATCACTGAGTCGTACCACTCCATTGCACTATCTGTAGATTCCATTTCGTGTATAGCTTCAGCAACCATGTCATTAGCGATTGCTTCACGGTCTGCTTCACTTTCCAGGTCTCTTGGTTTACCACCAAGCTTAGCTAAAGCTCTTTCTTGTAGAAACTTAGCTACTTCAGTCTTACCCTTAAGCTTAGGAGGAGTCTCGCTTCCGTCCATCAGTGCAATTACATTAGGACTTGTATCAAAAGCTAGAGCAGGGCCGTCTGTAAACGAGGGTGCCCTAGATTCATCGATTTCCATCGCATCATCCTGGGCTGCATCGCGTTCTTCTTTAGCTCCCTGCTGCTGACCAACTCTCTGCAAGTATTGGCCGAGGTATTTCTCTACGGTTGGACCAGGTACACCTTTCTCTTCCAGGCGCTTCTGCATTGCTTCTAGTCTACCCACTGGGTTAAGACCCAGGTCTAACTGCATTTCTTCTAAAGTAGCTAGTAAGTGAGCCTTGTGTTGCACTTCTATAGTGTTGTCCTGGCTAACTGCCTCACTAATACGAGCTGCTTCTGCACGATTGTTGTCTATGCCGCGCTGATAGTTCTGTTCTTTTTGTGAGAGCTGCTGCTGAGCTGCTTGTTGTACTACGCCTTGGTTGCGAACACGGTTACCCATGAGCCCCTTGTAGACTGAGTTTCTATCTACGAACCCATTGATTTTACGGATAAGTGCAAAGTCTACTTGACCACCTGTAGCTACACTTGTCTCATAAGCTTCTATCATGCGGAGGGTTGCAGCTTGTGTAGATGGATTGCGCTTCATGATTCTAATAATCTGAGCAATACCATTACGGTCTAAGGCTGTACCTAACTCAAAGATTCCTTGAGGAGACTCTGGGTTCGCAGGGTCGTTATTCTGTGCAGATTCAAGAGAGGCTTCTCGCTCTTCCTGTGCCATTTGTTCCTGGCGTAGACGAGCTTCTTCTACTGCAGCTTCTTCGGCTGCCATGTTTGCAATGTTAGTCTCACGGAGACTTGCCGAATTAGAACCTGGGATGCCCTGGTTACCTGAGTTTTCTTTGACGTAATTGGCAACTTTAGAACGCTTGCCTGTGACTTTGTCTATAAGACGGCCAGTACCTTGCGCTGCAGCCTGGGCTAACAGTGAGCTTCCTCCAGTGGTAATAGCAGCACTTCCAGAGGCTAAGGGTCTTAGGAGCCTCTCTGTAGCTACGGCACCCTTGTCATAACCAACAGAAGCACCAAACGGAGCGAACTGGTCTGTGACCTGGGATACACCACCCTGGTAACCATTGTTGTGTACTTCAGTCAGTTGGTTCAGCTGCCTAAGAATAGACATTGCTTCCTGACCTTCACGCGTGTCCCCGGTTAATCTTTCCAGGGCAGCCATCTCTTGGGTACCAACAGTGTTCTTTGTTTTGTTACGACCTTCTCTGTAAGCCGCTGCAGTCATAATTTTGTCTGCTACTTCTGTAAGACTGTCCTGGTCAGTCACTTTGACGCGAGACTTTAAGTCTGCAAACTTTTGCTTGAGTTCTTCTGTGTACTGAACGTGCGCTTTGTCTATTGTCTCTCTGGCACCTTTTGTAGACATCTTGTCAATGTCTTTGAGGTCGTATTCATTCGCATTTGCAATAGTCGTAATACGCTGTGCAAAACTAGCTGCTGCTTCTACATCGCCTTCGCTCTTTATGCTCTTACTGTTACCACGGACCAGGTTGGCTGCAGCTTTAACTGTACCGACAGAAGTATCAACCATACCTGCTGAGGTACCACCGATGAGTCCTTCTGCTACTGCCTGGCGTGGGTCAACTTCAAGTCCTTTGTCAGTGTTAACCGTAGAACCAACCTGCTCACCGACACTCTGTGTGCCTTCAGTCACGCCCTCTATAAGCATTCTCTTGATTTTTCCAGTTGCACCTGGAGCGATAGCGTTAAGCGCACCAACTCCTGCCGATGTACCTGTAGCGTAGGTCCAGTCCTCTTTGTTTGGAGTCTCTCTGCCATTGTTCTTCGCTCTCTCTAGAGCAATAGGACCAAGCTGCTGAGTAAACTCAAACAACATAGGACCTGCAAGTCCTCCTGCAATTGCTCCAGGGACATTACCTACGGCACCACCTACTGCAGCACCCCCTGCTCTAGCTAACAGTGAACCTGCAAACTGACCTGCTTGTTCAACGGCTGCTTTTGGTAAGTATCTGTAAGCAAAAGTACCGTCTTTATCAGCATTCATGAATTGACCAGAAGCACTTTGCCCTGGGCGCTCATCAACAGCACCTTTTAAAGACTCACCAAGACCTTTAGCACCTAGAGCCTCCGCAGTTACACCCATGTTTTCTAAAGGTTGGTCTATACCACGCATAAATGCGTTACCGTAACCTTCAAATGCACCGTCTTTAGCTTTAGGCTGAGTAGCCTGATTAAGTCGATGAGGAGGAACTCCTGAAGGACTAGCAGCTTGTGGAGCAACTTGGGAACTTTGTCGTTCACGTTTTAGCATCTGACCTAAGCGTTGGGCTGCAGCAACATCACCTGCGTTATGGGCGTTAATAATGGCTTGTTGCAGCTGTGCAGACATAGAGTTACCTTAAAATTAAGAGGACTAGGGACGTACTTACTGTGAGTATTGGTCTAAAACGGCTTGGTCTTCAGGACTATAATTAGATGCACTACCGCCACCTTGTTTGGCTCGTAATTTATTTCTTACACTGATTGCAGCTGCTCTTTTCTCATAAATCCAGTCTAACCAGACTTTTTCGTCAGCAGCCATGCTTGGCATGGGACGTTCAAAGGTAGCCATTTCCCTGTCAGAGATTGCACCCTTGGTCTTTGCCACGTTCTTGAGAATTTCATCGACCTTAAATTGGTCCATAGCTAATCTGGTGTAGGCTTCGGGATTACCTCTTAGGTTGTCAACCCACTTGCCCATGAAACCATCATAGGGGCCAGTTAACTCGTCCCCTGCTGCGAATACATCCGCATATAACCTGTCCATTTCAGCTATTGAAGAGTCGTAAGTTCCAATGATTTCATCGAACTCAGCTGACTGTTTCTGTTGAGCTTGCTGAACCTTTTGTTGTTCCTGGAGGCGTAAGTTCTCTTGCTCTCTTTCTATATCTTTGATTTCACCAGTAACAGTACCCATCGCTCCAACTTGAGCCATACCACCTTGGGAACCTGCGTTCATAATGGCACCACCGTAGCGACCCATTTTCTCTGCAAAAGACATACCTGAATTTTTCTTAGCTGAAGCTAGTGCAGTTGAGTCTCTGCGTCCACCAGTCTGAGCTTCCGGGTCTCCGGTAACGGCCTGGCTTGCTGCTGCCAATCTTTGACCTGCAGGAGTCTGAGCAAAAACTGCGCGTTCCTGGTCAGTCATTGGGTCCATACCTACACTCTCTCTTACAGGAGCAGGTACATAGCGTTCTGACTGCGGTCGGGCCAACATACCGGGACCACTAAAAGTATCTTCATGAGTCGCACCAGGCATTACTGTGCCATCAGGCATAGTGTGAGTCGGAGCTGCTTGTTGGGTAGCGGATTCTACTGGAGACTGCTGCTGCCCATACTGCTCAGAAATATACTGGCTAGGACCATTTCCACCACTGGTCATTTGACCTAAGATACCCTTAGCTCCGTCCATGAACCGTTGACCAGGCGTACCACCTTGTCTTGGGTTTACCTGGGTGCCTGGAGGGATAGCTGTGGTTGGCAAAGGGTTAGCTGCTGAAAGTGCCGGGGGCTGTGCTGCGGCTATCTGCTGCTGCGCTAGTATCGGGTCAGGGCTTTTGTGTGCGTTTTTGAGTCTGTCCATCTTCTCAAAGTAGGCAGGAGTACCGTAAGGGGGATTGTTATAATCTGGATACATTTTAGCCACCTCCTAAGTTCATACCGGCAGAGAAACCAGAACTCATGCCACCTAGGGTTGACATTAAGGTATTGGGCTTCTCAGGAGTATTCCCTGGCGTAGTGTTGTAGACAGCATTACCTAACATACCTCTTTGGTACTTTATGTTTTGGTCAAGACCAAAGTCTCTCTGGTTTTCATAGCGGTTACGTTGGTCATTCATGTAACCCTGCTCATAATTCATAAAGTTGTTTCCTGCACCTGTCATCATGTTGCCAAAGGAGTTCATGGCGTTGATGCCTTGTCCATAACCTTGCTGTAGGCCTTGGTTAGCTCTCATTTGGTCACTGAACTGTTGGTTCTGCTGATTTATGGACTGACTCATTAAGTTCTGGTTGATGCCTGCGGTGACATCGGCTTTTCTATCGTCATAACCACGATTAGCAACAGCTTCTGCTATCCCTGCGCGGCTAGAGTTCATGTTCCCAGAGCCACTTGCACCCTGGTTGATGCCTGGCATAGTGTTTTCTTCAAGATTACGCCTATCATCACGCATGGCAGCATTTACAAGGCCACCGCTGTTTTCAATAGCGTAATCCTGTGCCGTCTGCATACGGTCTGCTCCACCTTGTTGGTAAAGGTCAGCATAATTGTTAGCAAAGCCTTGGCCTTGCTGCATGACATCAAAAGCACCCTGGCCACCCATCGCTCCCATACCACCCATGTAGTGGTTTCCTGCTTGGAAGTATGGATTTTGGTCTGCGTAGGTTTGCCCTTCATATGCTCCTTGCTCAAGAGAATCGTTTAAGGCACCTTCAGCTCTGTCATAACTTCTTTCAATGTAAGGCTTGGAGAAGTTGTATCCTTCCATCCTATCTGTGCGGTCTTGTTCAATACTCGCCCTGCGCTCTTTTGCTGACTTCCGTCCTGAAATACCGCCTATTGCAGAGCCTATGATTGCTGCTTCGATGCCCATGTTATTTTTCCTGTGTTGTGTAGATGTCTCTTTTACAATTGTCGAGACAAAGCCTGGTCTCTAAGTACTTAAAACCTAGCATGGTTATAAATTTGAGGTGTTTACTGTCGTGGCGTTCATGGATAGCAAACAGGGGTGATTGACGCATTGCTAATAAGACCTTTAAACCTTGCTGTAGGTCTGCTTTTACTGACTTGTTGTAATGGTAGACATCACAATGTAAGAACGTGGTGTCTCCGTGTTGGTCGTAATACGCTGTGAAATCATCGGTTTCTATGACTGGTGTTTTCATTACAAGCCTCGTTTTTAATTAGAAGCCTGTGCGCTTAACTGAGTCTCTAACTCAAAATTTGAAATATTGTAAGTAGTAGCACTCAAAGTGTAAGTAGTAGACCCCGACCCAGTATCTGAGTCATACCAATTTGCACTGACATGACCGAATGCTAAAAAGGGTTCACCATGCTGAGAACTGCCGTTGATAAAAGTCCCAGTAATTGTCCACGTTTTTATTGTAGTAGAGCCTCTTTTTAACGTCACTGTCGCAGGAAATGGATTTCCTGGCTCATAGGACGCTGCATTAGACTTTCTAGCTAAAGACCAGTTGACACCAATGAGTACATTACCATTACTTACTCTAGTTACAGTGACGGTAGCATCCGTATTACCTGTAGCGTTATTAACTACCGCAGAATTGGGAACTCCAGGAGCGCCAGTTACAACTAGTTCTCCATTATTGACAGATAGGTATTGACCATCTAGTTTAATCCTGTCGGCACTTAGTTCCCCTGCGATTATTGAGTCAGCAGTTAGCTTTACACCGCTACCAAGACTTACAACATTGTTAGAGTAGGTGAAAGCGGCAAGTCCAGACTGATTGGCACCTCCAGTTGGGTCTATGAGTTTGAACTCATTAGCCATAATTTTAAAAGAGCCTGTAGTACCATCATTGTTCTGCTCAAAGCCAGTGACATAGCCATTAACATTTAGCTTCACGCCATACTTGGCTTCTAAAGTTGCGATTCCGTTAGCCGCAGTAGTATCGGCAGAGGCTCTTGTGGATGCTTCAGTTGTAACCGCTGCGGATACACCGCTTACTGTAGATGTAAGGTTTGTAATATCGGTTGCTACTGAATCAACAGCCGTTGTTCTGGCCGATGTCTCAGCAGTAATAGCAGTAGTATTGGTTCCTACGGTCGTAACCAGTGAAGAAATACTAGACGCTAGAGAACTGTCAGAAGTAGCCCTAGCTGTAGATTCAGCTTGTATTGCCGCAGTGTTTCCACTAACTGAAGTCGCTAATGATGTGACATCTGAGGCAATCGCTGTGTCTGCTGTAGAACGTGCCGTGGTTTCAGCTACTACGGCAGCAACATTTTCATTTACAGTTGTAAGCATTGCCGCTATGGCAGACGCATTGGAGGAGTCTGCTGTTGTTCTAGCCGATGTCTCAGCAACTATTGCAGCAGAGTTAGTTCCTACAGTAGCTACTAGAGCAGTCAAATCCGTAGCTATACTAGTGTCGGCTGTAGTACGTGCTGTAGTCTCGCTTAAGATGGCAGCAGTGTTGTTTCCAACAGTAGTAGCCAAAGCAGTTACGTCACTTGCTATAGAAGTATCTGCACTGGTTCTTGCCGATGCCTCAGAAATGACAGCAGCAGCATTATTACCCACTGTTGTAGTCAGAGCAGTTACGTCATTTGCTATAGAAGTATCTGCTGTTGTTCTAGCTGAAGCTTCGCTAACGATAGCCGCAGCATTCGTCCCTACCGTTGCAGTCAAAGCCGTGATATCTGAGGCCAAAGATGCATCTGCTGTGGAACGTGCAGTAGTCTCTGAAAGTACGGCAGCAGTGTTAGTGCCTACCGTAGCTGCTAGTGCTGTAATGTCAGAAGCCAGTGAACTGTCTGCCGTAGACCTAGCGGATGTCTCTGCTACCACAGCCGCTGTGTTCGTCCCGACTACTGCTGTAAGTGCAGTTACGTCAGAAGCTATCGAGGTATCGGCAGTGGAACGTGTAGATGCTTCAGAAACAATGGCGGCAGTGTTAGTACCGACAGTAGTAGTTAAAGCCGTAATGTCAGAGGCTATAGAGGTATCTGCCGTAGACCTAGCCGTGGTTTCAGAGGTAATTGCCGCAGTGTTTCCACTAACTGTAGTTGCCAAAGATGTCACGGTTGCTGCAATAGCCGTGTCTTGGGTAGCTCTGACTGAAGATTCTGTAGCAATAGCTGCCGCATTGACTTGGGTAGCGTTGTTTCCTGCCGCATTATTGACTGTGGCAATCATGTTAGTAACTTGAGTACTCAAAGCTGCAATATCTGAAGTTCTAGCTACAGTCTCTGTGGCTATAGACGCAGTATTAGCTCCAGTAGTTGTTTGTATGGCAGTTAAGCGAGTACCAAGAGATTCTGTTGCGCTTACTTTAGCCGTAGAGGTGTCCAGTACAAACGCATCTCCTGCACCATTGGTTGCCCCAAGTAGCGACAAGGTTGTGGTTATTGCAGTATCACCTGAAATTCTCTGGGAAGATTCATTGGTAAACAAAGTCTCTAGACCAGTACCAGTGAATGAGCCTGCCAATATACTTGCTATGGCAGCAGCCCTAGATGATGCCTCCGCAAGGATATCTACGGCTAAACCATCAGTCACAGAGGTTATAGATAGCGCATTGGCTGTAATAGTTGCCGCTAAGCCATCAGTCACAGAAGTAATAGAATTAGCATTAGCCAGGATAGTGGCTGCTAGACCATCAGTAACTGAAGTTATGTCTGTCGCGTTAGCTATTATCGTGGCGGCAAGAGCATCAGAACTGGTAGTAATTGCTGCTGTTGTCGAGTCACTGACAGTATTACCTGCAGCCTCTACCGCTGCATTGTTAAAATCACTGGCTTCCTTTTGAGTAACCAAAGTATTTTCTATACGCTGCAATTCGTCACTTAGGTATTTTTCACTGGGTTCTGATAAGTAGCTTCTTCTAGGGTTACTTTTTAAGACAGGATTAACGTGCCGTTTATAGCCAAGGATGGGTAGCTGAGACATTTTATCTATCTCCTACCAGTTGTTAATACATCTACGTCAAAGCCTAGGAAGCTAAAGTCCTTTGTATCTGCCACAGACATCTTGTAAGACAGGTAGCGACCAGAGGTTCTAGTGTCTATCTTGTAATCTGTAGCACCATTAAATGTAATGCTAGAGCCGTATACAGGAGGGTCACCTATCAGGTCTGAAGATCCAAACGTAAAGTTAAATTCTTTGTTAGAGTTCTGTGTATCTACCTGGGGCACTATCTTAGAGATGACTTTATAGCCACTCAGAGGAGACATATCATCTAGGTCTATACCTGTACGCTCTAGGTAAGGATTCTTATTGGCTTGAGCGTCCAAAGGGAAAGATAGCTTACCTGAGTCACTTAAGTCTAAGCCATATAGCTTATCTGTGGTGATACCATCTGAACTAGAAGATTCACCTACAAAAAGACTGTGGCTGTCATAGCCTGCTTCTTGGGTGTAGTAACTACCACCAATGTCGTAACTAGAGGTGCTGCTTGCGTAGGTAGCTGTAGAACTAATAGTTCCTACAGTAGCACTTGATACATTCGGTAAATCCATGAATGACCATGTTTGGCTTTTGTAGTTAAATACTGCGGCTCTGTTACATCTGTCACCGTTGGTGTATTCAGACATATCATCACCAGATATATAGCAGAACATAACCTCATCTAAGTCAGGGTTATGGTGTACGAAGCACCTGTTAGTTTTGGCTGTGTTTAAACCACCAAAGATGTAAGACTTAACTCGCTCATCAACAATAGATTGACGAGTGTGTGTATCGTGGATATAGATATCATCGTGGTCAAAGACATAGTGTGCGCCCTCAACCTCGGCAATACAGTTCTGGCTGATAACACCACAGTCACTAAATAGCTTTCTAAAGTTGTGTATGAACGTACCACCTACAAACTCCATCAGCCACACTTGGTCTTTAGAGTACACAATGAAGTTAGTACCCAAAGTTAGGCCATCTACGATGCCTGTTTTCATTTGTACCAGGTCGTTGAATCCTGCTGACTTGGTTAAGTCTGAGGCATCCCAACTGTCAGGGACTGAGTTAGCTAAAGCTAAGTTACTGTAGCGTATTCTGGAAGGAAAGTTAGTTCCGTTTTCAACGGTATTAAGAGCAATGAGAAAATCACCATAAGCTCTAAGGGATTCTGTGCGGTGATTAGAAGGCCAGTTAGGTAGAGTAGCAAAAGATGTCCCACCATTAGCCATATAAACAGGGACTGCATCCACACGATTCAAGTAGGCTATATCAGCCAAGTTAGTACCTGTGAAAGGGTTCTGCTTAGTACTAGTAGTAGAAAGAGTGCCTATCCTGGAGACTATACTACCATTGGAATATGCCTTGATATCGTAGGTGTCAGACACAATAACAATAGACGCAAAGCTACCACTAGAATTAGAAGGTACGCCATAGGTAAACCTTGGGCTAAAACTTAAAGAATCTTTAATCTTCCTAAAGACAGGTGACCGCCCTACTTTACCCTCATCAAATCTTACGTTCTTAGCTTTAGTGAACGCATTGATAGGGAGGGACGCAGGACGTATGTCTGTGACTACGCCTACGCCACCAACATCTCTGACCGGGAGTATCTGTCCCATATTGTGTTCCTTAAGTTATACATTGTTTCTTATGCTGTACGTTTCCACATATAGACAACTACATAGGGCTGTAAGTTATTGTGGGCAGTACCACCCCCAGTAGCCGCTGTAGTACCAGAAGCACTTGCAGATAATTCACCACCGCCTGTGCGGTTGTTAGAACCAGAGGTTGTCAAGTGGGCAGTAAAGCCGTGTGTATGACTAGGGATTTCATCTATAGATAAGGTGTGGGTCTTAGCGCCACCTAACAGAACAGAACTACCGTCACCCGATGGAGCAACAAAGTCCGTATCTGGTTCAGCTGCATCATCATGTCCTACTAAGACTCTACCTTGTCCAAAGGATACCCAAGTACCACCAAAGACTGTTTGAGGACTCCCACTAGTAATAGCCGTATAGATAGCCCCTACCGGATAAATAGAGTCAAGAGCCGCAGATTTCACTAAGGTCCATACCTCTAAAGCAGTAATGCCTGTAGCTAACACAGGAGTAACTTCACCCTCACTATCTGTAAAAGCAGTGATAGCAGATGCTACAGGTGTAGTGATACCAATGAGTGTCTTTACTTTGTCTGCTGTCATGCCTGTGTTAAAGGTGACATTGGTGCCATCAGAAACTAGTGCAGTCTTCTTGTTTAGTTCAGCAGCTGACAAAGTCACTGGGCCAGTAAGGCCTGGCCAAGTAGCTTTAACAGTAGACTTAATAAGACGTAAATGTTCGTCAGCCTGAGAGAGTGCGTCTGTAGCCGCAGGGTTAGCTGCATTGAGGCTATCAATGTAGGTGCCTGTTTCAAGTGCCATTGGGGGAAATCCTGTGTGTGTTCGGTAGAGTTAACTAGAGTTAACTAGAGT